TCATTTATCGTCCAAAAATAAAATTGGTGCCCATTTGGTGCCCTTTACTTTGGTAAAGTTAAAGCTGGTGCCATCTTCGGCACCAGCTTTGTTCATCCTTCCAGCCATTTCAGAAATACTTCCTTTGATATTTTTATCATTCTTCCGACCCGAACCACATGGAATTGACCTGAATTTAGCAACTCATATGTCTGCCGTTCACCTATACCCAGTATCTCTTGTACATCTTTTGCTGTGAGAACTGAAGGATAATCTGCTTTTGATTTATATTCAGTTGGATTCATAGTTTATTCCTCTCTTTCTCCACTGCGATATCCAAGGCAAGGGCGATTTGGTAAAATGCGTTCCTGCGGAACTTCTCGTATTTCTTCTGACTGATTGGCGGGTTGAATTTGTGATTATAAACCACGTAATCAAATACATAGTCCTCTTTCATGTACCGTTCATCTATTAATAAACGCTCTGACGGATGTAGTCTTTTTACCACTCTTTCAATACGTTCACAGTATAATTGCCTTTCACGCTTCTTATCAATGTTATATGCTGCTATGTCCCCTGTCTGGTCGCTAGTTGTACCGGTATATCCCCCTGGAGAATCAGACCATGAAGCTGTAGTGCTTGCCTCCCGATCTTCGAAGGTCGTTGTTTTATAGATGCGGTATTTCTTAAACGCCGCCTCCACCGCGGCCTGTGTTTTCTTTCTATCCAGTTCCGGCAGTTCAAACGACATCTGTGCCACTGTATCACCTCAGTTAAGTAAGAAATCCCCCGGCCGAAGCCGGGGAGTGTGCATTGTTTAAAGCGGCAGATCGTCCGCATCATCAGGCATTGGCGGGCCGTTCTGATCGTCCAGATCTCCCGGATAATCATCCCCGTCCTGGTCATCATTCAGGTCCTCGCCGTCTTCCTCAGCATCACCTGAGTCCTGTTCATCCCCGTCTCCTGCCGCAACTGCAGCCTCTTCGAGTGTCATTTGTCCAGCATCAACATGAGCAGTTCCATCTGGATCAATCTTGCCTGAAACGCCCTTGCGCGGTTCCTCACGATCGTAATCGTCCAGATCAGCCTGCGAGCTGCTGAAGCTCACGAAGGCCACGCCCGTTTTCTTGATGTTGCGGAGAATGGACACCTGCTCATCCGTGATGTTGCCATCAATTGTCAATGTAATTACGTCCTCTTTAGCACCGAATTTGATATCTTTGATCTTAGTAGTCACGTTAGTTTTCATAATATTAATTTCCCCTCTCGGAATATAATTTGGAATAATTCCTGTTGCCTTTCCTGTTACCGGGTTGCCCCGCCCTTTTTGATGTACTTATTGTTAAAACCAAGCTGCGGCGCCGTAATAGTCTGATCCTGGTACTTGCGGGGAGCCGGCGGCTTGTCAGCACCGATAGCCTTGCAATGAACTGCGATCTGCTTCGGCGTCCAGTGAGTGCTCTCGACATGCTTATAGTCCGTCATCCCCAGATCACCACCGCGGCCAGCGCGATCAGAGCTGCTAAGGATATGGATGCCATATGCATCAGGCGCTGCCGGTTAATCTTGGAGTCATCCTCAGCAGCAAAGACCAGCGCCAGGAAAGCTATGATAGCGAAAACTATCTTAATCCACATCTGGTTTATCCCCTTTCTTGTTCGCCAGGGCTGCTTGAGCAAGCGACACAGCGTTTCTCCATGCACCCTCATAACCAATCCCTGTGCAATTTGCGATTTTCTCCAGTGCCTCCCGTTGCCGGGCTATGGTCTGCTGTGCCTCCGTCAGTTTGGAATCGAGAAACTTGATCGTGTCGTCCTTTACAGCGAGGGTCTGCTGTGCCTCTGCCAGTCCACCTCTGAGCCTCTCACATTCTGCAAAATAAGCATCAGAGTTGCTTTCGTGTACCGACGATGTGATCTTCGTTTGATGTAGTTGTCTCTCTGCCTCTTCAAGAGCAGCCAGGAGCTCAAGCCCCATTACTGATGCCTCATATGCAAGAGAGGAAGCTTTTTCTAAACTTCTTTTGTTGGATTCAAACTTTCTCCTAATCTCTTCTTTCCGTTCTGGTGTCAGCATTCCGTTCCCCCTTCCCAGTTCCAGAGACTGAGCTGACCCTTAGCCGGCATCGGCTGCGGCAGCTGCTTAATGTCTGCCAGTTCCCAGGCATATCGTCCGTCGTTATACCAGCCGAATGCTTCTTCCTTCTTTCCGATAGGGTCCTCTCGCATTGTGTTACCGCCGTCCTTCTCAAGGATGACATCCCCGCGGACACAACGACTAACTTCCCAGCACTCCTCAAGCTTCGCGACGGCTACAACTGCCCCTGTTGGAAGGTTGTCAGCAGTGTAACCGTGCCGGCCCAGCGCCTCCTTAATTTTCGGAATCTTGCAGGCTTCCCGATCTACCTGCTTGCCGGCATGGATCGCCAGCTCACCTCGATGCTTCGTCTGCCAGCCCCGGGTTTCAAAATGTTTCTCGCCGAGCGCTATCAGCGCTGCCCAAGGCTGCTTTATGGTTATAGCCTTCATGGCTGGACCTCTGCAAATTGGATGCGAATATCGTCTATGCTCCACAAGTATGCAGGCTTACCTGTTTGCTCAATGATCTCCTGGACACTCTTAATCCCTTGAGCTGTGAAAGTCTGCAAACTATCATCCAGCTTCACGCATTTCACTGATTCGTCTTTTGCGTCCACATTCCCATCGCTTGCCATCCTACGAGCTGCATCCTCACTTTCAGCGATGACCAAATCTTTGATGTACTTATTCCAGACGATGGCGTACATATTTAGCTTCATGCTTCTCCCACCTTTCCTGCATCCTCAATGGCCGAAACCCAAAATGTGATGTCCATCGCCAGCTGCTGATTGTCGGTAGCCTCTGCGTAGGCCATCAGTGCGGCCCGCGCTGCCGGGTCCTTGGCTGGCTTGAGCACAAAATATTGCCCCTCTGCTTCCTGGCCGGTCTCGCGGTTGATGATCTGGTATTTGTTATAAAGGCCTTCTTTGCGCCTAGCACTTCCGTGTACGCCCAAATTCTCGAATTGCTCTTCCCATGATCCAGCATCGAAATCAATAGATTTCCGATGATCATTTAGGACAACAAGGCTACCGTCAGTGATAAGCAGCGCCTGCTCATAAATCTTACCGTTAGTAAACCCGTCGTTCGATTCACCTGTATATCTCACATCAATAACCATTAGTTATGCCTCCCCCTTCAATTTTCACGATGCAATCTGGCAGTGCTCCGTATAGCAACCTCCCGCCTATTCTTGAGATTCGCACCCATATTGGATCGCCAGCATCGCGATGTCGTGTTAATAGCTTCATTGCTCCGCACCAATCAACCTGGTGGGGCTCATATCTCCAGACTGCAAAGTTATACGATGACCATAAATCTCTACTGGCTACACGCAAGTTATCGTCGCGATAACTCAATTTTCCTTTAGGATTTAATCTCAGATGATATTCCATTGGGCTTAATACGTCTGGCGGAATAATCACCTGTACATCGACATGTTCATAGCCGGTCCTCATATTTGGATGGGATTGCACCCATGGTAGGTTATTAATCTCGATCTGCAGGGCCAGCTCTGATTTGAGCTTTTCATATTCATCCCAGCCTAACGCCTGCCGGCTCTCAGCGATTCTCTCCTGGAGGATCGTTGCTTCAAGAGATTTCCGAGCCTGAAGCGCCTCCTCGTTCAAAATATCGAACAGATCCAGCTGCATCTGCTTATCAGCTCCTTTATAGGGGGAGAGGGTGGTTAACCCTCCCCCGGTTACAATTCAGATATTGGTGATGGCCGGTACCCGCAGGACTCGCAATAACTGCCCGCCTCATCGTGCCCGGTATAGATTTCATCCTCACAATCTACACAACCGAGGTCCGGCTCCTCAAAGTCATCATCATCAAAATCCGGCAGGTCATTGTCATAGAGGTCCTGCAGATCGTCATCGTCATACTCTTCATCCTCGACCATGATTCGAGCATCGGCCCATTCTGCTCCGCATTTGCTGCACACAATATCTCCGCCGATTTCGCCTGGCGGCATCGGGTTATCGCAATACTTGCATTCAGGGTGCATCGTTTATCTCTCCTTATAGGGGCTATGCCCTGATTATCGTGTTACAAAAGATCCATTCCACGCGCGAGAATGCCGGCTGAAACTCAGTGTCCGTTTATCCTTTGTCATAAGCCCAATTTCACTAGATGTCATGACAGGAGTGGTAGCAGCCTTTTCTGGACTCCATTTGCTTGCCGTAACCCTTTTGCGGAAGGTGTCATAGGGAACATCATTATTACTAGCCTGGGCCACCAGATCAGGGTCATATTTCCGGCTTGCTTCATGGGCAGCCTTCGCCTGAGCCTTCCGATCCTGCAGTGGCTGGGTGGCCGCCCTCTCCATATCCCAACCGAGGCGGTTGACCCGGTACCGGAAAGTGCTGTAGCAGATGCCGTTCTGCTCAGCCACCTTCATCCATTCCCCTTTAAGAGCTCGTTTGGTTTGAGGTGGCTCAGTAAGCGCCCGTTCCTTCGACCAACCCAAAGATCGGATTCGCACCTCCAGCACTATAGCACTGATACCGATCATCGCTGCCAACTCGTACTCATCTGGGGTGATATAAAACCAGTGGCTCATGTCTGTTCCCTCCCTGGGGCTATGACAGCCCTTAAAGTTCATATCTTGTTCACATTATTTTTAGCAACTAAACACCCCTCCACCCCGATTGTTACTCCCGAATGGGGCAAAAACAAAGCAGCCCCTAAATTATCTTCTGCCTATGTCGTATAGATTGAGTGGGTAGAGATATACACCAAGGAGGAATACAACCGTGAGCAAATTAAAGAAGAAATGGACTTACCTCGAACTATTCGTTGAAGAATTTCCGGAGTATCGGAATCTCTATGATTCGATGCGGCTAGCAGATGAATATGGGGATATCCGTACAGCATCGACTTTGGCTGGTCAATTACGTGAAGCTATGCGAGCCAAAGGTCGGCTTGACTGATGGTATCACCAGTGAATGTCTGCATCGCCGCCAGATCTCCGCCGCCAATCATCAACCCCACCAGTTATAAACTGAACTCCATTTGCCCCGCAGCTGCTTTGTATCTCTCCAGTGACAGCGCCCGGCCAGAGCCGACACACATATGCGGTACGTTCGCCCGGGTCAGAGCTTTCGCAAATGGCGGCGGTACGGCATTGCCGCAGCGAGCAACCTGGTCCTTTTCTGAATATTTGTTTCCGTCTGCATCTACGTCGATGATGTAGGATTCAGGAAAACCATTTGCTCTAAACAATTCTCGCGACTTAAGCATCCGCATGCCGACATCAACAATTTCATAATCTGTGCCCTCTATCGTGACCAGTCCAAAACGGGCTTTAGAAGTAACGGTGTGCAGTGGAGTATCCAGTGCCTGGCTGTTGTCGCCGCTACCGTAATATTTAATTAGGCATGCCCTTACTTCGCCCACATGCAGCCCGCCCGCAGTAATCGTTGGCATCGGCTCCGTAACTGATTGGCCGTCCTTGCAGGTGCCGCGCAGCTTGACCAGGTGCGAAGTAACCAATGCGTTATGATCTACAGTGGTCACTGTGCTGAGTGGTTCATCCAAGCTGTTACCGGCTCCGGTATAGCCCCCGCCGTAATGCTTTACCAGTGATGCAGCCACCAAAGCATGTTTTCGGCCGCCGGATACCACAGTCCCCAGTGGCTTCTGCAATCCTGGAGCACGTGGCTTTTGTCCCGGCCCCTCACCGTAGCCAATTTCTATAAGTGTGGGGCTCACAAGACAATGCTCTGCCTTTGTAGTAATCGTGGTCAGTGGGTCTTCAACTGACTTATGAAGTCGGTCTCCACCAAACCCGGTTTGTCCGATCCGGGCAATGTACGGGGTGACCACTCCCCAGCCATTTTTCGAGGTAATAGTCTGTAATGGCTCATTAATCTGCTGTCCACGGAACTGTTCACCGTGATGATTGACCTTAATTACATACGGAACAATGAATGGTGTCCCTCCCGCATTCGCAACCTGTATGATGTGTCTATCCAAGCCCCGGAAGATCCGCCGCTCCGTATTCTCTGCCAGTGGCCGTTTAACATTTATGCCAAACGTGTTTTTGATCTCATTCGCTGAATCGAAAATACTCGGGCAGGGAATCGACCAGTCAATAATCTCCGCTGCCGTCCGCCATGGCTGGAGTTTTCCAGCCACCACTTCCGGGCTGTCTGGTGCGCCGTGTGTCGGCTCCGGCCAAACAATTGGCAAGCCATCACAACGAGCAATCAGGAACAGACGTTTACGAATTGTCGGGGCACCGTAATCACATGCGCGCAACTCGCGCCAATCTACGTCATACCCCTGCCGACGAAGCGCTTTGACAAATGATTTAAAAGTCAATCCTTTCCTTTTTGGATCTGGAATCAAGTTGCCCTTCTCATCTTCGATCAATGGCCCCCAGCCCTTGAACTCCTCGACGTTTTCCAACATGATGACCCTTGGCCGAACGGTCGCCGCCCAGCGGACAGCGATCCAAGCAAGGCCCCGAATAAATTTTTCTACCGGCTTTCCGCCCTTCGCCTTGGAGAAATGCTTACAATCGGGAGAAAGCCACAGGAGACCGACAGGCCTGCCGGCTGCGATTTGCCGGGGAACGACATCCCAGACTGATTCGCAATAGTGTTCCGTCTCGGGGTGGTTAGCCTTGTGCATTGCGATGGCTGCCGGATCGTGATTGATTGCAACATCTACACTTACTCCGGTGGCTTCTTCAATTCCGGTACTTGCTCCGCCTCCACCCGCAAAGTTGTCAATTACTAACTCACGCTCTCCTCGGTCATACACACCCTGCCAGTAAGCGATCAATTTCGCTCGATCTTTCTGATCCAGACGTTTTTTCTTAGGGATTATGACCTTGAATTTAACTGAATCGGTCATGTCACCAGCCCTTTCATGTAATCTTCCAGCTGCTGCCGCACCCGGTCCCGTTCATCTATTGCTGAGGCAAGTCCGCCAAGAGACGAGCCCACCGGTTGCCGGCTGTTTGATTCAGTAGCCTTTGCCACCCGTTCCTCTGCGATCTGCAGGAGCCTATCAAGCTGGCGCTGCCGTTTATCCCCCGTTTTCATCGCGGGTACACCTTCTTTTTCCGGAAATTGATCTTCGGATGTATCGGCCGCTGCCGGCGCTGAAGCTCTTCAAGAGCAGCCCGCTTATGGGTGATGGGAGCTTCGCTGTCGTTATATGCAATCTCACACAGCTGGACGCGAGTCGCGTTTCTCCAGTTCATTGCTGCCGCCTCCTTAAAATAAGAGCCCCTGACCCGGAATTTGGGTGTGACTGGTCGCCGCCGCAGGCTTCCTGGGACGTTTGTTCGCTTTAGATTCTTTTTTCAGCTTTTTAACTGCAGCCGGATCAATGATCGCCATGATTACTTCCTGCTGGTATTTGGGGTAGTTCTCCAACTCCTTCCCCCACTCGACCTTGTAAACAGCCTCAGCGATCCGGGCCAATACATAGGCATCAGCGATATTCTCTGTCCGGGGTATATCTCCCCAGTGAGATTCGACCGCAGCCATTACTCGGCGCTTAACCGCTTTGCCGTCCAGTCTGACCTTGCTCCCGGGCACGCCCTCCCACTCGGAGACGTTCACGAATTTCTTCAACTGGTTCGGGGTTGCGACGATAAAGCTGCTGCCTCTTCGATCAACCGCCAGGCGGGCTGCCCAGTTAAACCCGCTGGAAACCTTGTTGGTATCGTGTTTCGCCTCCATCGCGAAACCCTCAATGCAAATGTCATCATCAGGCTTCAGGTGCCGGTACACTTCATTCAGCACCATATTGATCCGGGCCGGCGCTGAGTCTCCCTTGCCGACAAATTCAGTCCAGCCAGCCAACCTACCATTGCTGCCGATGGCGACAAAACCTGTATGCGTTGCTGGGTCAATGCCGATATGCCGCATGCCCTCACTCCTTTCAATCATCCAGCCAGCCAGAGAGGCGAGAAGCTGCCGGTTTAACGGGTTCTTCTGGCACCGGATCTGCCTTCGGCTTTGGTTCGTGTTTCACTGGTGCTTCCGGCACATTCACCTGCTCAGCTTGCGGTGCCTCAGAGAAATCACGGTACGGCCATCCAAGCTCTTCATAAACCCGCTTGAGTCCCGGGAAGACTACCACCATTTCACTGCGCCGATACTCCCGAATTGCTTCCGCTGTCCGATCATATATTAAATTTTTCCGCTCCCGTTCTTCCGCCGTCATGCTGCTCAGTGGGTCATCCAGCTCAGCGGCCATTTTCAGAAGAGCTTCACGCGCCCGATCATACTGGGCGTCATCCTGTATCAATTTCATGGCTGTCACCTTCTACGTTTTTGCTCTTGCTCTTTCTCCTTAGCCTTTTTCATCAGCTCATAAAGCGCGTCTTTATCCAAATCCGTGAACCGGCCATTCTTACGGTTGAATAGCATCTGGATTGTTCGGGTGCCGATCTTCCGGCCCTTGGCTACTATCAGCTCAATCACACCTTTTAGAACCGTATCCGGATAATAATAGTCATCCCGGTATAAGAAAATAATGATATCTGCGTCGAATTCGATATTTCCTGATTCCCTTAGATCTGACATCATCGGCCGCTTATCCTGCCGCTCCTCGCATTTCCGACCGACCGAAGAGATTGCAACAACCGGAATATCAAACACCCGGGCCATCTGCTTGAGCTGCTTCGATACATAATTCACGCGGTCCGCATTGTTCGTAAAACTCTTTTCACTCTCGATGAGCTGCAGATAGTCGATATAAACGATCAGCCGCGGGAACTTCTTTTTCAGCATTTTGACCTGCCGGCGGATGTACTCAATGCTCATACCCGGCGTGTCATCAATGTAGAGCGGAAGGTTATCCAGCATATCAAGCGCCTTGTCGTAATTGACCCAATCCGTCTCTGACAGCCGCCCGGTTCTCATCTTGGCGCTGTCTATCCCGCCTATAGCGCATATGTGACGCTCTGTGACGTCAGCTCCGGGCATTTCCGCCGAGAATATTACGGTGGTTGTCCCCGTCCCTGCCGATTGGATGGTGTCGCTGACGATGAAAGCAGTCTTTCCGATGGATGGCCGAGCTGCAATAATGATCAGGTCGCCTTTCTGGTGCCCGCCGCTCATCTGATCCAGCTCAGTGCTGGCCGTCTTCGCCCCTGTGAGTCCCATTCGGCTTGCACGATCGCGGAGCACCTTATGATGGTCAACCAGTGTATCAGCCATCAAAACTGGTCCTGAACGATCCGGCCCGATTCGCATGTCAGCCAGCTTCTGCAGATCCTCCAGAGTATCAGCCAAATTAATGTCATCCCGGGTCAATGCCGTGTGGAGAGCCTTCCGTGCCTGCCGATCAATATGAGCTTTGCGTACAATGGTCTGGTACTGCTCAAAATTGGAGGCCATCGGGAAGGACTTCTGCAACTGCACCAGGTAACTGATCCCGCCGATCTTGGCGAGCTGGCTGCCCCAATACTCTGCCAACAGCACCAGGTCAAATGGATTAGGCTTGTTAGCAAAGTAATCGTATGCCCACCGCAGCGAGTCCATTATCAATCCGTGGTTTTCTTCAGGAGAGAAATCCTCACCCTGCAGATAGCACGTGTCCATGAGATCCGGCTTAGCTAAAAGCGCCCCGAGGACCGCCTGCTCCGCCTCAATGCTCATCTACATTCAGCCTCCGTCTCTCGTCCAGCTTCTGCCGCTTTTGGAGGATGTGGTCCGGCATGGGTACTGCCGTCTGGTTGTATGCTTCAAGCAGCAAATGGTCTTCCTCTTCCTCAAGCCGCAGCACCTCGTAAAAGGAAGGCTCTGAGGCCTGATCATCTGCAAGCAGCTCCGCTATGGTCGGCGCGTACTTACTGGACCGGATATGGCGAGCAAGCCGCCCCTGCGCCTCCTTATATTCCAGGTCCTGCAGCATAAGGTGCCAAAGCTTTACCCCAGGCTCTGTGATTTCAAAGAAGGGATAAGCGGTTTTGATCATGTTCAAGAAGTTCGCCATTTCCGTTTGCTTCACGTGCCGCTCCCTCCTCGTAGAACTGGTTCAGAATGGTCATTTCCTGCTGCTTCTTTTGAGCTTTGGAGACTGGGTTCCGCTCTAAGTCCTTTTTGATCCAAACTCGCAGTGTCTTATTGTGATCCTTCTTGTGTTGGCTCGGCTTTTTATTTGTCTGCCATTCGTCCAGAGCTTCGATGGTGTCATCCACCCGCTTTTTTCCGAAGTTAGTGCAGAGCTTTTCGTATTGCTCAGTAGTAAGGAACACTGTATCTGCATAAGCCTGTTTTCCTGGGGGGATTTTCATATCTATCTCTTCTTTCTTTATATTTTTCTTTCTTTCTATCTTGGGGGTAGAGTTCTCCACCACTAATGGGGTACTACTCTCCACCACGGCGGTGGATGATTCTCCACCATGCCGCTTTGTAATTTTAGGTGGAGAATTCTCCCCCACAAGCCACTGTTCATAATTTTTATTGAAAGATAATGTCCGGGGACGAGCTCCATGTCCTTCCTTGACAACAAGCACCACTTTCCACGCTATGAGCTTGGCAAGCTCAACCTTCACACCCTTGAGATCAGCATCAATAGCTTCTGCAATGAACCCTGTAGCCAGTTGGTGTGATTTGCGCTTAAACCCATATGTGTAACGCCATATAATGTCGATGATTGAGCGCTGGATACCGTTAAAACGTTGCCGAGCTACTTGCTCAAGGATCTCGTGAGCAATACTGGTAAAGCCATTTTCTGTTTGCGGGCTTGCCATTTACCTCACCTGCTTTGCTCTAAAAGGGAAGTCCGTTGTCCTCACGCTGTTTGATAAAATCACATATCTCGTCTGTCAGCTGATCCGAAAAGGTTTGCCATTTAAAATGGGTTTTTCAAAGCCATTACATTTTCAACGATTGCCTTAACCCCTGTGCGGAGGTCTACAGGCTGGTCTTTTTCAGGCTCCGGATCAACGTTGTATCCACGGACCACAGCTTCAATAAAATTCATATGGTCAGTCCCGAAATAATTTTTGATGGTTCGGGCTGAAGTGTTAAGATCATCCGCATGTGCCCTCAAAATGTTTAATACGGCCCAACCTTTAGCGTCCCGGCCAATATCCGGGCCCACGTATTCGTCCATTGCTTCCGCTACATCCTTAGGCAGAGTAACTTTTCGATCAAGCAATTCCAGATCCCATTGGAGTAGCTTGTTCTGATCCTTGAGAGCGGCAATCTTTCTGCCTGCTTCTGCGAGGCCCTCCAAGTATTTTCCTCTGACGATTTGCATTTCTTCCAGTTCGCCGACCAACTCCTGCACATCCACCTCACCAAGATGGTCAACATGGATGCTCCGATAGGCAAGCTCACCAGCCAGGATATATACTAGACCGTTCGGGGAACAATCATCTTCTACCTGAAGATAAGTCCCAACTTGAAGCGTTTGATCCGGGAAATCAATGTCACTCGTCGTCTTCATAATCCGCATCACACCGCACCTCGTTTCTCGTATTTATTTTGAGTAGGGAACAGTTCGGCGTATGCCGGCGCCCATGCGGGCGGATCATATTTACTCAGGTATCCCAGCCGGTTCACGAACGGCAGGACTGACTCCTCTTCATGCAGAGCTTTCAGCAGTTCCCAGCATCCCTCCACATCGTTCAAGGCTCTGTGGGCCCCCTCAAGGACAATTCCGTACTTGCCGCACATGTCTGTCAGCTTATGCGGGTATGTGGTCCGTTCCCGGGATATCGTCATGGTGTCGATAAATGGATTCTCGAAGGTTTTCCCAGCCAGCCGCTGCATAGCCCAGTGGAGAAATTGCAGGTCAAACGCGGCGTTGTGGGCGACCAGCAAGCTGCTGCCCATGATATTCCGCAGGATCCGGATGGCGAGATTTTCGTCCATCGCATCAACCAGCATTTCTTCTGTGATGCCTGTAATCTCTGTGATTTTCGGGTCAAGCTTGCGTCCTGGGTTAACCAAAGTATGGAATCCGGTAACCAGCTGACCGCCAACTACCCGAATCGCGGCCATTTCAATAATCCGTTCGTTTTCCGGATTCAGGCCCGTTGTCTCAAAGTCAAAGACTGTAATGTCGTTGAGTATCATGTGATAACCTCCAGGTGATAATGTTTTCCTGCTCTGAACCCGCGCCGGGCAAGCGCCGCCTTGACGGTCGCCTCAGCCAGCGCCGGCAGGTTATTACTGCTGGATAAGTGCGTCAAGTAAATCTGTTCGCCGCGGCCGGTAATCAACTCGGCGAGCGCTGTGGCCGTCTGTTCATTGCTCAGGTGACCCAAATCGGACAGCACGCGGGCCTTCACACTATCCGGATAACTGGACTCGGCCACCATATCCCGGTCATGGTTTGCCTCAACGATATAGATGCTGCCCTCCATCATCGCCAGCATGTCATCGTCCACTTTGCCGGTATCAAACACGACACAAGCTCGCGGGCCGTCATCCGGCTCTATGGCATAGCCTACAGGCTCGTAAGCGTCATGGTGGGTCTGAAAGGGGTGAACGGTCACCCCGCCGAGATAAGTCGGCTCATAGATTCCATATCTGGTCTCAAGCGTCCGCTGCAGCCGTTCGTTTACGCCGGATATGCCTTTCCATTCCCCGACCGTTGCGTATACTGGAATGCCGTACTTATTCGCCATCGGCAGCCCCTTGGTATGGTCGCCGTGGGCGTGGGTGATGAATATTGCCTTAATGCTGTCTGGCCGGATGCCGACCTCCAGTAGCCGCTTCTCGATCTTGGTTCTGGCTATGCCTGCGTCGATCAGGATTGTTTTGCCAGCTGTCGTCAGGGCGATACAATTGCCTGCCGACCCGGATGCCAGGATATCAACCTTCATCTTCCTCATCCTCATCAGCAAAAATCTTATCGAAGCACTCCCCGCAGATATTGGAGATAATCAGTTCCCTTTCATCTGCAGATAAGTACGGAAAGGCGTGCTGTGCATGCGCTCCTTCCTCATATGCTTTTAAATCCTGCCGCTGTACTTCGACAGTCTTTTCTGCTTTACAAGACATGCATTTAACATCCAGTTTAGTTACCGTCATATAGCCCTCTCCCTCTTGGTCTTCTCCTGCCACTCCTTGCTGAAGGTACAGCGCCGGGCGCTCCACTCCTTGTGCCGCCGGCCCATAACGTAAGTGACAAACTTATCTGTCGCCCGCTCATAATAGGCGCCGTTCAGCACTTCCTTTACTGGAGCTTCCGGTGCTGCTGGAGCACTAAGGTCTGCTCCGCCGAATAAGTCCAACTGCTCGACGCTGTTTCGCTTGACGATCACCGGCACCCCCTGTCAGCCCCTCATAGCAGCGGGGGCATACCCGCAGGCGGCGGATATACTCCTCACGGCCGGGGTTTATCTCGCTGCCACAGACCTCGCAGTCCAGGCAGCGGAGATAGATTTCAACCAGTTCGGCGTTAGATAGGGAGCTCATCGTCTGCTGCCTGCATGGCGCGCTTCTCAGCAATGTCCAGGTCCATGATCTTCAGGAGCCCTGTCAGTTCCTTGAGGGTCGGTTTGTCGCCTTTCGGCTTCGCCTTCTTCTCGATGTAAGCAGCCATTTCCTCATTAGAGGTAATGCCGAGCTGCTGGAACTTCAATTTCATATCAGTGCGGGCCTGTTTAAGCCGATCAGCTTCGGTAGGGCTGTTGTCACCAGATGAATCAGTTACCGGGCCTCCGGGGTTAATTACTTCTAGATCTGGCGAGGATGTCGGCGGAGTCACATCAGCCCGCTCGTAAGGGTCATAACCTGGGGCCGGCTCAGCTCCATCGTTGTCATCGAACCGCAAGCCAAAGGCTGCTTTCATAGCGCGCTTGACCATGTGCTTCTTGAACATATCCTTGAAGTTGTTGGTCCACATCGTCTTCTGCATGCCTATTGCCGATTTCTTGAAGTGATCAACTTCTTCCACATCCATCAAGACAGTGAAAGGCATAAATCCTTCTTTATATGCGATGGCATAACCCCCGATTGGAGCGCCGGCTGGGAATCCGCCGATGTGCTTATCAATCGCGATGTAATACCGCCCGTCCTCTGCCCGCTCCTGGTGATACTGGAAATCATCATTTGCGTGAACGATCTGAACATCGTAGCCGCGGTAACCGTCCATTTCCTTTGCTTTGCGGACGTGGTAATCAACAGCGAACTGCCAGGTAAGTTTGCCTTGATATACAGTTGGATGAATTTCACCGATCAGAGGATTTGCATCTGCAGCCTTCGCAACCCCCATGAACAATTTGAATTGGGCCTCGGTACAGTCTTTAGCAATGGTTTCATGGACGGTCTTAATGTCATCCGAGGTCAGACCGCCGAAGAGATAACTTTCGTATGAAGCGAGTTGAGTATTTGCCATGAATTATTTGCCTCCCTTAAATGTTGTAGAAACGCGGACGTGATACCCTGCCTGCTTTCGCGAGCAGCTTGCGGCCAGAACGGTTGAGGTAACCACCGTATTCCTTCTGGATTGCCTGTGAGACCATCGAAAGACCGAGAGTGCCAGGCTTATAAGCCTTTTTGTCGGAAGCTTCACGCTTGAACCGGCGGCCGGATTTGTACTGAGCAAAGTCTTTAGCGCATTGGGATTGGATAGCAGCGATAAGGGAGTATTTTTTATTGGTATTGCGGAATTTAATTGGCATGGGATGGCCCTCCTAATTAATAGTTAGTTTTTGGTCTTCCACTGCCCGCAGCAGGATCAGTTGTCCAGCAGGCTGCTTGATTTTAAACACGCTCTCCGAGTCATCGACGGCCAGGGGAGCTATAATCTGGGAAAGCTCACTGAGCACTCCGGCCAGCTCGATGCCGGCATGTGCTCGCTCGGACCGGGACAGCTTGCTGTATGGCTTGCCATCACGCTCAATCTCAAAGTTCGGCTGCTGCTCCCCGGTGCTCTTAATCTCCTTGAAGAGATTGATAGTTAGCGTGGAGAACATGCCTTGTACCTTGGCTGCCTGCAGCTCAGCCTCTTTGGCCTCGTATGCCTTAAGAGCGTCCAGGATAAAGATGCTCTCGTTCTTGCTGGAGAGCGTCTCGGCCTCCTCAGCGCGGGCTGCCTCAAGGTCGGCCTGCAATGGACCTCGGCGGTTAAAGTAGCCAATGGCATCCGCAGTTGCATCCCGCTCTATCTCTAAGGCATTCCGCTGCTCGATCAGCTCCGTGATGTCCGGCAGCTCCACTGAAGCCAGCTGCGCCTCGATTGCTTTGCGCTCTGCTACGGCCTTTTCGTGCTCTTCCCGCAGTGGCCGCTTGCGGTCTTCTTTATTTTGTTTGACAGCTTCAATGGCTGCTGGATCAAGCGCTCGTTTGCAGGTCGGGCAATCCTCGGCAATTTCTTCGCCGTGAACCCTCATATAACGGCCTTTTGCAGCTTCGACATTCTGCTGCGCTGCCCGCAGGCTGCCCTCTAAAACCAGACGGCGGCGCTTCGGTTCGTCGGCAACCTCGATTTTCTGCTGAATGGCTGTGATCTGCTCAAGCAGCTCCGCGTCCCTTGCCTTGACCACCTCAATGTCTGCCGGCGGATCCGGCAGTTTTGCCAGTTGCTGCTCCAGCGCCTCAACCTTGCCCTCAGCCCGCTTGTGAGCCGCGTCCTTGTCGTTTTTATTCTTGGTATGGATTTCTTTAAGCTGCTGCCGGTTGTGCTTCTTGGTCAGCTCTGTGAGCTTCTGAGCCTGAAGATTCGGAGCAATATCTTTCTGCTTCTGCCTTGCCGTCAGACGGCTCATTTCGGCGTATACTTCCTTTGGCGCCGGCGGCGTTGTATACCTCATCATGAGATCGCGCTGTTTACCCCAGTGGAGCGTAAAGAAGTACCACGGGTTGAACAGGGAGAGGAACAGGTCCCGGTCGAACAGGGATTTTACAATCTCCTCAAAGTCGCCAGCCTTGCTCGGCACATCATTGATGTAATAGGTGGCCTTGCCCTTCTCAATGCCGCGGCCCAGAAGAATCGGTATTCCGTCAACCTCCAGGAGCACCTCACCCTTCACGAAATCAAATTTATAATTGGTCGGCGTCGGATCAAGCTTGCTGCCAAGGGCATCTGTGCCGTACAATGTCCACGTAGGGATTTCAATAATGCTTGACTTGCCCTGCCCATTGTCACCGGTGATCTCTGTCCGTTCCTCGCCAAAGGTGATCAGAAGATCCCGGTGTACCTTGAAATTGTGTGCTGTGGCTGATTTGATTTTGATCTGCTGCATGTCGTCCTCCTTATAGGGCAGCCAGTTCTTCCTCAAGCTGCTTGATTTCTTGGTTAATCGCCTCTACAACAAATGTTTTAATATTGGCGACCAGCTTTGCTGAATCTCTTCCGCTGTTACTTTTCCACTCCGCAATAAAAGCTACATTGCTGGACCCAACCTTAAAAACCAACTCTGTGGTTTCAATGATCCGTTCCGCATCCTTGCTCAATTCATCAATCTTTCTCACGATTGCGGTCGCTTTCTTCGTGCGGTCAGTCATGTACTCCAATGTCTTTCTGTCCATTCAAACCCTCGCTTTCTGCTCGTTTCAGAGCTAAAACCCCGTTTTGGGCAAAAAAATAATAGCCCTACTCGTTTTCGCAGTCTTCACAGGACCGCAGATAGCCCGGCGCTTCGCCGTCAATAAACTCTCCGCAGTGCTGGCACATGATGCCTTCCAAGATACCTTCCGCTGCTTCACCCATTGCTTTGTTCACCTCCCCTCAGGCTAGAATCTGAGTTACATGTGACCATTTCCCGGCCAGGTACTGCTCTACAAATTGCTCAAAGGATATTCCGAAGGAGTAGCCGATCCGCCAGCGGACAAAGTAATCGCCCAGGTCATGAAGCAATTCGTCCGTCATCAGGCACCTGCTCCCAGTCCTGCGTCAGCTGCTCCCGATATCGCCGATATTTCCGCAAGCACGCTGCTGCAAAGTTGTTGTGCCCATTCTTCTGTGCACTGCTCGCCAAACGCTTGTATAAAAGCATCAATTCCTTCAACCTCTGCTCCGATATCTTTCGCACAACACGTTTCATAAAGCGCGACCTCCATTTCGTCTATCAATTGGCAGAAGTGCTGTACCAGGTCCATATTCCCGGCGCACTGTGCTGCATAAGCAGCTTCCTTTAATCCGTCAACCTCCTGTACCAGCTGAGCATTGAGCTTGAGAAAGTGCAGCAGCTCAGCTGCCTGAATGTCTTGCATTGTGCCAGCTGCATACTGCAGGTACAGCTCTGCTAACCGACGGTGTGTGGGGTGGATGGTGATCAT